CGACGTGCCAGTAGGAGGCACGGAAACCATCGCCGCGACCTATCCGATTCTCGGCGACACATCCGAGTGGCAAGGAGTCGCGGACGCGACCAACAACAACATCTACGGAGTCTACCTGCTGGCGTTCGATCATCCTCAATGGCTGGCACCGGGGTTTCTCATTCCGCTGCTGGCGTGGATGGCGCGCAACCCGACCAAGGGACTTCCCGGCATCGCTGAACTGATGCGGGATTTGTAATGCTGTCTCATTCATCGAGTCTCAAGCATCGCGTCCTGATCGTCTGGAATACGAACGCCGCGTTCAGCGCCCTCAGTGAACAGGTGGCGGATTATTATATTGCCGCGCACGGACTGGTGGAGCATAAGTTGGGCCTCGACCTCGGGGCGACGATGCTGATGTCCACCACAGACTCCGATGCGCTTTTGGCCGGACACCTGACGACCATTGCAAATTATTGCGAAGCCAACGACATCAAGATCGTGCTTTGTTCGGCGTGCGTGCCGGAAGGGGCTTACAGTCTGGTGAACTCCATCAGCCTGCGATCAAAGCTGAGTTTTTCGTCGCTGGTGGCAGCGGCGCGGATGCTCAAGGAAATGAACGTGTACCCGACGCGCTCCGAGGGTTCGGAATCTATCCCGCTGCAAAGCCCGACGACCGATGGAGCCACGCTGACCCATACGCGCATTGCACCGATAATGCGGAACGAAACCCCCATTGGGGAGCCGCCTTCCGGTACTCCCTACGGTACAGCTCGCAATTTCACCGTGCGAATTCCTTCGTGGTCGGACTATCGGACGGCGGCGGTCATTCCCGGAAACCTTACGTCACTAATGATGTGCGGCGGACGTATCGGCTGGCCGGGGAATTTCGCCGGATGGAACGGTTCGGCGGAGGGATTAACCGACCCCGAAACGTGGGAGGATACGAAGCGCATCATTGACGACGCCGTGGCGATGGAGGGAACCGTCAACGGTCCGGTGCACATCGGCATTTATCCATACCAGAGTTCTGTGCCGGCAGACGGTTCTGAGTATTCGCGCCGATTGCTGCACGCCTACGGTTTCGATGTGCGCCATTGCATCGAGAGCACAACGGGTATGAGCCTTGTCCCTCCTGCTGCGACCTATTCCGATACGACAATGAAGGCCGGAACGCTCTCACCCAAGCAGCCGTTGTGGGGCATTTACGGTTCTAATCTGCGTAATCTTGCTCTCGACCATCCGTGGGTGAACAGTTACGAGTTCCAGCGTGGCTCGTGGTTTTATCAATGGACTTCATTGGGATTGCAGCAGGGATACCAAGCGTTAAAGGCGGGTGCCTGCTGCGCGATGGGAGCGTGGTATGAACCGTATGCAAGCGGGCTTGTACCGTCCGTTATTATGCTGCGTCATTTGTTGCGCGGCCTAACCGCTACCGAGGCCAGCTTTGCCTTCGGGGGAACGCATCTTGCTTGGTGCTTCACTGTATGGGGCGACCCGCTCTATCGTCCGTTTGCAAACCGTAAACCCCCAGGTGGCTTCAGTATTTCGGAGAAGGACTTACAGTGAACGAAACAGAAAACATCCTCCTCATCCTCGGCCGCCTCGAAGGTAAAGTAGACGCCCTCGTGACGGCCGTAGGAACCCACGAGGAACACGTCGAGAAGCTCGAAGCTCGCATCCGCTCGCTAGAGAACTCTCGTGCTTGGCTCTTGGGCGCAGCCACCATCATCAGCGCGGCCGTATCCGTCGCCGTCAAGAAGTTTACATAACATGGCCGCTACCGACACACAGATGCAGAAGCTACACGAGGCGCTCGCGAAGGTTCTCACGGACCAGATCGAAGCGCAGCCAGGCGTGGACGCGGAGGGGATTACTCTCCCACCGTCCGCGTCAATCCTCAACGTAGCTCGGCAGTTCCTCAAAGACAACGGCATCGAATCGAAGGCCGTCCCCGGCAGCCCACTCGGCAAGCTAATGGCCGCCTTTCCGTTCGAGGGCGATATGTCCTCCCCACCCCTCAACCCATCTTCCCCCGGAGTTTCCAAGTAATGCAAATCAAAGCCATGAGCGCGGCTGCCGCAGTCGGCAACGCCGCGACGGCCTATTCACCAATCATCGACATGGGCACGGGGTTCGACCTGTTCCTGAAGCAAGCCCACCTCGAAGCTCTCAAGGCGGGCGATGTAGCTGCCGGCGCGCAGGTACTCACCATCGAAGTCAGTGACAACGCTGATATGTCGAGCCCCTCGACCGCCCCGGCTCCCGGCCTCGGTGGTGACGCACGCGCTGCTGTGAACTCGACGGCCGCCAACAGCATGTATGCTGCCGCGCGCATGACCAAGCGTTATGCCCGCGCGAAGTTCGTCAACGGCACAACCCCGCAGGGCGCAACGTGCGTCATCTCGCTGGCTGTGAAGGTTCGCGAACTGTAAGCATAAAGGCTTACAAACCGTTGCGGAAAGTACGGCTCTACATTTACTTTCCGGCGCTACGAGGGCGCTCGTAGCAGAAGACCAAGCGCTTGCTTGGCAGCGTTGAACCGGCCTCAACGGTTCTCTAGTCCCCCATCCCTGGGGGACACCTATTCCCCACTTCACGAGCCCTTGGCTCGTGTTCAATACACAGAGGTAACTGTGAATAAATCGCTGCGGAACTATTATAAGTTCCGAGATAAGCGCCTGCCAGAGATGCTTGCATACCGGCGCACACCGCGTGGCCGCGCCGTACACCTTGTTGGCGGAGCTAAGCGCCGCGCTTTAAAACTTAACATCCCGTTTTCTCTATCCGTCGAGTTCGTCGCGAGGGCAATCACAAACGGGCACTGTGAAGCCACTGGTGTTCCGTTCTTCATGGGAAACGGCCGCCACCCATTTTCCCCATCACTTGATCGAAAAGATCAAACGAAGGGGTATACCGACGACAATGTACAAGTGACCCTGTGGATGTATAACGCGGCTAAAGGAACAGGAACGCATGCAGACGTAACGCGCATGGCGGAGGCTATAGTTCGTGGAGTTTGAAGCCGGCCACCCACTCCGTAATTTCAAAAACTTCCTGTTCTTAGTTTGGAAGCACCTCAACCTACCCGACCCTACGCCGGCTCAGTATGATCTTGCAGATTACTTACAGTACGGCCCGCGCCGCTGCGTCATCGAAGCGTTCCGTGGTGAAGGGAAGAGTTGGATTACGTCGGCCTATGTGTGCTGGCGTCTGCTTTTTGACCCACAGCTAAAGTTCCTCGTGGTATCCGCCTCGAAGGACCGCGCAGACGCTTTCTCCACCTTTACAAAGCGCCTGATTAGCGAGATGCCAATCCTTCAGCACCTCATGGCGAAGGAAGGACAGCGCGACTCCAACGTCGCGTTCGATGTCGGCCCCACCATGGCGGCCCACGCTCCATCCGTAAAGTCCGTCGGTATCACCGGCCAGATCAGCGGCTCGCGTGCCGACGAGGTTATCGCGGACGACATCGAGACACTCAACAACTCTCTCACGCAGATGCTGCGTGACCGGCTCGCTGAAGCCATCAAGGAGTTCGAGGCTGTGATGACGCCAAAGCCCACCTCGCGCATCATCTTCCTCGGCACCCCGCAGAGTGAGATGTCCATCTACAACGGGCTCCCCGCGCGAGGCTATGAGATGCGTGTGTGGCCCGCGCGAGTCCCCACGGCCGACAAGGTCATCAGCTACAAGGGCGCTCTCGCGCCTTTCGTCACCGACATGATAGCCCGTGGGGTTCCTGCGGGGACACCCACCGACCCCACGCGCTTCGGCGAGTTGGAACTCTTGGAACGCGAGGCGTCCTATGGTCGCTCCGGGTTTGCCTTGCAGTTCATGCTGGACACCTCGATGTCTGACGCAGAGCGCTATCCGCTCAAGCTCAGAGACCTCGTGGTCATCTCGTGCAACGACAAGATTGCCCCGGTGCAAGTCTCGTGGGCCTCAAGCCCCGACCTCGTCATCGGACATCTCCCGGCTGTTGGCCTGGCCGGGGACCGCTTCTACCACCCTATGTATGTGGCGAAGGAGTGGGTTGCGTACACCGGCTCCGTCATGGCTATCGACCCCGCCGGCCGAGGCAAGGACGAGACCGGCTACGCGGTCGTGAAGATTCTCTCTGGTCTGCTCTACATCACCGCCTCGGGTGGGTTGAAGGGTGGATACACCCCTGAGAACTTGAAGACCCTCTCACTAGTCGCGAAGGAGCAGGGAGTAAACGAGATTGTCATCGAGTCCAACTTCGGTGATGGAATGTTCGCTGAGTTGCTCAAGCCCGTCCTCACCGAGAACGGACACTCCTGCACAGTGGTGGACGTTCGCCACGGCGCTCAGAAAGAACTCCGCATCATCGAGACCCTCGAGCCCATCCTCAACCAGCACCGCCTTGTCCTTGACGAGAAGATCATCCTCTCGGACGCCAAGGTGGAAGTGAAGTACCAACTCCTCTACCAGCTAACCCGCCTCACCAAAGATCGTGGTGCGCTGGCTCAAGACGACCGTATTGATGCCCTCGCTATCGCTGTCAAGTATTGGACAGAGCACATGGCGAAGGACACCAAGAAGGCCGCAGAGGAACACCGCCAGAAACTGCTCGACGAGGAACTCCGTAAGTTCATGGAGACCGCGACGGGTCAACAGAGTAAAGGAGCATCGTGGATACACTTGCCAGGTCAATAGAAGAGATGTGTGCCCTGAACGCCAAGTGTTTCGGGGATGCCGATAAGTACAGTCGACCGAAGTACGTCCGCCGTCTACACACCAGTGGACAGCTTGTCGTTCTCCTCCATCACGTCGAGGGTGACATCGCGGCCTACTACATCCTCCGCGTCGGCAAGAAGTCAGTACAAGGGGACCGCTTGGGTGTCTCTGCGTCCCACCGCAAGCGCGGGCTTGGTGCAGAGATGGCTCAACGCGCCATCACCACCGCGCGCGGCATGGGACTTCCCTTCAAGACCTACACGCACCATTCCAACATTCGTAGCGCCAACCTGCACGTCAGGGCGGGCATGAAGATTGAGAAGTTGGACCACTCGTTCATTTACTTCAGGAGCACCCATGCGAAGCATTAAGAGTTTCTTCATTAGCCTCGTGATTCTGCTCGCAACCATCGCGGGTGGCACCTGGGCCGCCTATGTGCCAAGCGCAGAGTTGCTGCCTGAAGCCGGAACCGAGTGTCCTCCTCTGGTCATCGAGAAGTTTCCCAAAGCTCCCGCCCTCATCATCGACAACGGGAACTCCGTTGTTGTGGTGTTCTGCGGAGTCGGCCAACCCCAAACCATCAAGCAGGGCGAGAAGACTCTCACGATTCTCTTTGCTCGTTGCACAGCCGCGTAAGGAACACAATGGCATATCCAGGCGAGAAGGCACACCTCGAATACTTACAGTACGTCGAGGACCACACCGAAGGCCCGCTCCTGAGTAAAGAGGAGTGGCTGAAGCAGCGGGACACCAAGGGAGACCCTCGGGAGTCCCTGAAGGTCGGGCCGCAGGCTGACCGACGGGCTGGCCTCAAGATCAACCCGTAGCTGCGGCGGGAAGGCTAATTATAAGCGTAATAATTGGCATAGCTATCCGGGGACGCATCAGTGCCGCCCCCGGATGGTTATCGTTGAACCTGGGGCTTCCTAGGGCCATGCGCGGAATCGGGCTGGTTTTGCTGCAAAATTCCGAGGGGGCATCTTCGGACCACCGTTTATCCAGTTACCCCCCGCGCACGCCCGGTCGCGCCTGGGTACGCGCGCGGTCATTCTATAGGGCGGCGAATGGCGCCAGCGCCACGCACAAGGACACACGCACGCGCACCGCGCGAGCGGGCAAGGCGCGCCACTAGATGTTTAATCCAGTGTGCGCGTGTTGTGGCGCGATTGGCTGATCTATTGGCGCGCATCGGCCGGACATGGCGCGATACCTGGTGCGCGCTTTGTTTGTGTGTGCGTCCGTTATGGGGTGTATCTATTTTTTTTTCGTCTGGTGAAGTATTCGCACACGCAACTGTCTGACGAACGGTAGCGTTTAAAAATATATTGCCTTGCAAGTTATTGAAACTCCACGACTGGCAAAATGTTGGCACGGATTTCTTGTGCCTTATATATGAGAGAACGGATTATATGCGTTCTCGGATACCTGAAACCTGAAACAAAGGAGAACACCATGTCTCACTTCTACGGAACACTGACAAGCGGCCTGTAAACCCTTCGCCAGCCCACAAGCCAGCGAGGGGTTTACCGGGCGCAATACCGCGCCGTATATCGAAATGAGAGGAGACGCAAACATGTACACACTCACAACCAATGACATTCTAAAGCACTCGCCATGCGCTGAAGGGCTGGCCGCGTGGAGCAAAGCATTTCCCGAAGGCGCGCTGGAATGGTCGCTAGACGGGCAGATTAAATTCCTTTTGTCCGACTGCCGCGCCTACTTAGGCTGGCTGTTTAATCGGCATCTCGTTCCTATCTGGTCACTGTCCGGGGCGAACCTGTCCAGGGCGAACCTGTACGGGGCGGACCTGTCCGGGGTGAACCTGTCCAGGGCGAACCTGTCCGGGGCGAACCTGTACAGGGCGAACCTGTACGGGGCGGACCTGTCCGGGGCGAACCTGTACGGGGCGGGCCTGTCCGGGGCGGACCTGTACGGGGCGGACCTGTACGGGGCGGACCTGTCCGGGGCGAACCTGTACAGGGCGGACCTGTCCGGGGCGAGCCTGTCCGGGGCGAACCTGTACGGGGCGAACCTGTACGGGGCGGGCCTGTCCGGGGCGAACCTGTCCAGGGCGAACCTGTACAGGGCGGACCTGTCCGGGGCGGACCTGTCCGGGGCGAACCTGTCCGGGGCGAACCTGTACGGGGCGAACCTGTACGGGGCCGTTCTCCCGGCGGGTTTTAAACGCCCGGAGTAATCCACTAACGCAACCAAACGAGGAACGCAAACATGGTAACGGAAAAGCAATCGGCAACACTCTTTGATCTGTCCGAACGGTTACGCCGCAAACTCCCACTCATCGAGGTGGAAGAGTGCGACGTGGAAGAAATCACACTAGACGCGGGCGACGTGTGCCGCGAATTATTGGAGGGCTGAAACATGCAAACCAAGCGGGAGTGGGTAAAGCAACTAATGGTTCCCCTACGGCGCGAGAATCGCGGGATTAAAAATGACCCACAGTTTTCGCCATACATGCCAAGCCACAAGTTTGTGGTGTTCCACGACTACGGACACCCAACGCACCTTGGCGCGTTTACCTCCCGCACAAAGCGGGAAGCGGAAACCTGGATACAGCAGCACACCACAGCGGAGACATAAACATGCACCCGGAAAACGTAGCACTCTTTGGCCTCGGCCTGATACTCGCCGCCTTTCTTATCGTCCTACTCGCCGCCGTCATGGGGCGCATCAACGACAAGATAGAACGGCGCAAGCGTACACACAACGACACCGCCTATTGTCGCAGGCGGCTGGAACGCGAAAGCGTGTTCTGTCGCAAACAGGCGGACTAATCAACCAATCAATCGGAGGCACAAACATGCGTAAGTCAATTACAGCGGGCGAGAAGCACATGCGGCAGGTATGCGCCGCAAGTAGGCGGGTGGGCAAACACATAGCGCACGTTCTTCGCGGCGGACCGTTCGACGGACAGGGGGCCGCCTTTGCCAAAACCGGGTATCCAGCCTTTAACACGCTGATCTTTTCGTGCGGTGGATACACCGGGCGATATAACAAAGACGGGAACTGGCAAACATTGTGTGAGGTTACGCCAGACCTTCCCGACCGCACTCGGCGCTATTAGCTGGCACGTCTCCCTGTCCCTTCGCTCACCACGAGGAGACAGCGGGGCGCAACCCGCGCTTAACAGGAGCTACGAACATGAACCAGGAAAAAGAAATCACGGTGATTGACCGCGTGTGTTATGCGGAGAACGCCATCAATGCCTATTCCGAAGATAAAGAGGGCGGCCCGTGGGGTGATCTATATGACGAGAAGGAAAGCGTTGTAATTGATCTACTCGCAGACCTGATGCACTACTGCACGTCATACGGGATTGATTTTCAGAAGTGCATCAAAAACGCAAACATGCACTACGAAACGGAACAACTATTGGAGGTGTGACATGGGCACTGCAACCCGAACCGTAACAGCAAAGGCACGCAACAAGGCCCGCGCCAAGCGTGCCGAGGAGGTACTAGCGATGGCGACCTATCTCAGCATTGGCGAAGACCGCACGACCGCCCTCGTGGACTTACTGACAGACCTGCGCCACTACTGCGGGCAGAAGGGGCTGGACTTCAACGACGCTGTTGGGGGCTCGGCGATTCACTACGCAGCAGAACTTGAAGGAGAGTGAGCATGAAATTCTCAACATGGAAAGGCACCGGCCTATCCGGTAGGTGGGAGTTCTCGCACAAGATCGACGGCGTGCGCGTGCATATTGTGGACGGCGTAGCGATGAGTCGCGCAGACAAGCCGCTCCACAACCTGCCGCGCATACCGGATGGTGTGTATGAGATTTTCCTGGGGTCGTGGGAGAAGTCGGTCAGTGCGTGTCGTACGATGGACGGCGAGCAGATTGACACGGAGTGCCTGTACCAGTTGCAGCCAGTAGACAACCGGCTAGTGATTGGTGTGTACGAGAACCCTACGGCGGAGAAGATCAAGCGCGAGATGGCACGGGCGCTGGCTGATGGGTACGAGGGGCTGGTGCTGTGTAATGTGATAACGGGCGAACTCGTGAAGGTGAAGAACAAGGAAACCCACGACGTGCATGTCACGGACATTCAGCCAGGTACGGGCAAACACACCGGGCGCATGGGTGCGTTGCTCACAAGTATGGGCAAGGTTGGCACCGGGTTCACCGACGCGCAGCGGGAAGCGTTCAACAACATTCCACTGGGAACCGTCATTGAGGTGGAGTGTATGTCACTGACACCTGCCGGTAAGTTCAGGCACCCACGCTTTGTGCGGGTGCGGGAGGACAGACGATGAACAAGTGGTGGGGTTACATTCACACCAACGGCAGCGTCCAGGCGAAGCGTTACTTCGACCCGCTCGACATTCAAGAGGCCCGCGAGTCTCCCTTTGTCGCACAGGTGGTGCTCCCGTTTGATGCGGAATCGCGTGAGGATGCGCTGGACTATGTTGCAGAACACGCGGGCGAACAAACATGAGAAAGCTACGCGTGGGTGTCCGGCGCACAACTCAGAGCCCGGAAGGTACACACGTCATTCGGTATGGCGTGTGCTTTGGGTACTGGCCGTGTCTCCGGGCACCGTTCATTCAACTATCGTTCGGCACCCGCACCATTGAGGTGTGGCATGGGTTGCCGAGCTATCAATCAAAAGGAGGTGTGAAATGGCAAAGCCAAAGCTAGTACGCCTGTACGACGAGGGCTACCGCATGGCCCTGATCGTGGGCGAGTCCGCAGATGGCAAGCGCTTGAAGGTTATCGTGCCGGATAGTTCCGGCCTCGATGTCCGTCAACACCCCGCTGACGACGAGGTTAACTTCACGTTCTTCGACGAGGCACAGAGCAAGAAGGCCGTAGCACAGTTCATTGAAATGGGCAAGCGCTTCGGAATCACGGAGCGGGCGAAGCGTTACCTCACGGGCTGAACAAATGCTGGACGCAAACATCACGACAGTGCATAGTGCTATCAGCCTGGGTCGGCCAACGTGGGCGGGCACCACGACAGCTTGGGCAAAACCAAAGGAAACCATAACGTGCGGTTTGAAAAAATTGGTGGAAGTAGATATATACAGGCGGGAAAGTACGAAGTGTTTATTGGAGAGCGCACCCCAAGGACGGAGTTCAAAGTCGAACGAGACGGCACAACAACTATCATACAAACCGGCAGACGCGAAATAATTATCTCGTGCGTACTGCCTAGGAGTGACAACGATGCAACACAAAGAGGTAGCGGAGGTTCTCTTCGAGACTCTGCAAGTAATCCGGGCGGAGTTAGACCCGGAGATGCAGCTACAAACATTGTTGACCTTGCTCATTGTGGACATGGAGCCGGGCATCACAATGACGGAGGCGTTGAAGAAGATCGGCATATCGCAGGCGGCCATGAGTAGGAACGCGGCCATCTTGGGGCGGCTGTATTCCAAGGGAGAGCCGGGCCTGGACATGATTGCCGCCACGGAAGACCCGATGGAACGCCGCCGGAAAGTTATGCGGATGACGCCAAAGGGTGAGAAGCTACTCGCGGAGTTGGCTGCGAGGTTCACCCATGTGGTTGCCCGTGTGGAAAGGAGGAAAAGTACATGAACATACACCTTAAAGTTTGGGCAGGTGCGTTTAATCCCCACAACCGTTTCTGGAATGGGTGGCGCGGGGTTGGCATCGCCATTTGGGAAATGCTGGGGATGGTGTTTTTCTTTGGGTTTTTCGCATATATTGCTTGGGCCATATGGAGTGGGGCATGAGCATCAAACTCCGCAGAAGCATCTACCACGCCGACGTGGTGGTGAACGGACAGCGTGTCCGAGCCACCACCGGCACCAGCCACAAGGCCGACGCGCAGAAGTTCGAGCGCAACCTGCGCCACCAAGTAGAGACCGGGACGTATAGCATCATCGTGGGTGGTTCGCTCACGCTACGCGCTGCGTTCGACAAGGCGCTGAACGAGCATTGGATTGGTAAGGCGTCCGAGAGTACTGTAGCAATCAACGCCAAGGCAGTATGCGCCGCCCTCGGGAACAACACCCCACTCGTGGCGGTGGACTCGGCCATGCTGTGGAAACTGAAGACCGCGCTCCGAGACCTCGGGAACTCACCCGCCACGATCAACCGCAAGATGTCCTGCGTGCACACGTTGCTCACCCTGGCGTACAGATCATGGGGCGTCCTCAAGTCCGTCCCGTATGTGAAGCAGGAGGAGGAGAGCGAGGGGCGCACACGCATCATCACACCCGAGGAGCAGTCCCAAGGGTTCGACTTGCTGCTCCACCACTACGGGAGGAACATGGCAAGTTTCTTTATGGTGCTGGTGGACACCGGACTACGCCTCACGGAAGGGCTTCACATTGGCGTGCCGGGACACACAGAGATGGACTGTACGAACCGCGCATTACGCGTGTGGAAGTCGAAGGGTGGCAAGCCGCGCTCCGTACCGATGACCCAAACCGTGCTCTCGATTTTGGATGGGTGGATGAGTCGGCCTTTCACGTTCACCCGCTACCAAGCCGACGAGGCGTGGAACTGGATGAAGAAGGCGCAAGGTATCACCGACAAGGAGTACACCATCCACTGTCTGCGTCACACGTTTGCTTCCCGCTTGGTTCAGGCTGGCGTACCTCTTTACGTTGTTCAGCAGCTACTCGGGCACGCGTCCATCACGACGACGGAACGGTACGCCCACCTGGATATGGGGAACTACACCGACGCAATTAAAGCGCTTCAGGGTTGTGGCGTGGGTGTGTTGCAGCTTGTGTCCTTGGGTAGCGAAGGGCAACGCTTTCCGAGCTTGGGGGCAGCGTCTCCCGAAGCCATCACCCACGCGCTGGATTTAGGTTCCAGTGGGGAAACCCGTGGGAGTCCGAGTCTCCCCATTCGCACCACTTCTAAACAGTGACTTAGCGCATGGTCTTAGAGCCACCCTTCCCATGTGTCGTAGAGTGTGTCGTGGCTGGTGTCCTTTGTAGCGCGTTCGGCGGACCCTAGGAGAACCGGAAGGAGAACTCGGGAATATATATGGGGTAACTAAAAGAGTCATGGAGTTCTACACTATGAGATACACTACATACTTCAACTAAGAGAAAACACATAGGAATACACTTAGTCAAACACTAAGTATATCCCTTAGAGAGTTGAGCCTCACGCCTGAACCGCGCGAGGTTTATTTTTTGCTCTGAATTATCCGCTCACGCAACTGTTATGAGGAGGACGCGAGTATGTCAGATTTGAATGTCAGAACCAGTGGACACCTTGAGTCAACTCTTAGGGACAGACAATTAGCCCTCGAAGACGAGAGCGTGTCCCTCGGCATTGAGAAGTACCGCGCCGACCGTCTCAAGTACCCGGAGGGTGAACTCCCGCCCGGCTTGAGGCTGACCTCTATCGTGGTTGAGCCGCTGACTAAGTCCATCGAAGAGTGGGTTATTAACACCCTCGAAGGTAGCCCCGGAAAACGAGCACGTGTGGTCGAGAAGCTGGTCAGATATAAATCTCAGAAAAAGAGCCGCCCTAAATCGAGGTCAGAGCGACTAGGATTGATACATAAAAGCGCCCGCTGGCGTATTGAACCGGATGTATTGGCCTTCATTACTGCACGGTGCTGTATCAACGCTATGGCGAACCGCGCCCGCCTTCAGAGTGTCTCGCTCGACATAGGGACTCTCATTCGAGACGAGGTTGAATACAATCGGTTTGAAGCGAAAGCCCCGGCGCTATACCGCAAGGTATGGGAGTCGTTGAAAAAGAAACCAAACGTCCACCACCGCCGCACCGTGATGATGATGCAAAAGCGAAAAGCGGGGATAAGTGATATTGGATGGACTCCCACCGAGCGTGTGCGTGTGGGTGAACTGCTCATTGACCTGATGATTCAGACAACGGGGTTGGTTGAGATTTTTTGCCAGACTGAGGGGAAGCACAAAACCATGTTGTATCTTCAAGGGACGGACATGGCGGTGGAGTGGATACAGGAGGCGCACACGGAGTGTGAGCTTCTATCTCCGATGTACCTCCCAATGGTTGTGAAACCGAAGCCGTGGGCCTCCGTGTATGGGGGCGGCTACCTCAAGATGCGTGGGCTCCGGCTCAAGCTGGTGAAGACTCGGAACCGGGACTACATCGAGGAGCTGAAGCTGACCGACATGCCGCTCGTGTATCGAGCGTTGAACTCCCTACAAGACACCGCGTGGCGTATCAACCCCGGTGTGCTCGCGGTGCTCAAGCAGGTGTGGGAGAGCGGTGGGTCGATGGGCAAGCTGCCGACGCAGGGTAAAGTATCACTCCCGCAGAAGCCCCTTGACATTGACACCAACGAGGACGCGCGCCGTGGTTGGAAACGTCAAGCGGCTGGTATCTACGACGCACACGCTCGTGCCAGGTCGAAGCGTTTCTCTATCTCACAGAAGCTGTTCATCGCTGGGAAGTTTGTGGAGTTCGAGGAGATTTACTTCCCACACGTCCTTGATTGGCGGAGCCGAGCGTACCCGGTGCCGTCCCTCGTGAACCCACAAGGGGACGATACGGGTCGTGCCCTGCTGCAATTCGCACATGGTAAGGCGCTCGGTGAGAACGGGGCGTACTGGTTGGCGGTGCATGGGGCCAACTTGTGGGGTGTGGACAAGGTGGCGTTTGACGAGCGGGTAGCGTGGGTTGAGGAGAATCAAGAGTTGATTCTCGATAGTGCCATGAACCCGCTCGATGGACAGCGCCTGTGGTGTGATGCTGAGAAGCCGTACCAAGCACTCGCGTTCTGTTTTGAGTGGGCGGGCTATGTGCTACAGGGGAACAGCTATGAGTCACGCTTACCCATCGCGTTCGATGGTTCATGCAACGGGCTACAAAACTTTAGCGCCATGCTGCGTGACCCCGAGGGTGGAGCCGCGACCAACCTCACGCCGAGCGAGAAGCCTCAAGATGTTTACCGGCGTGTGGCTGACCGTGTGTCTCTCGTAGTGGCGGCGGATGTGATGGCGGGGGATGATGACACTAAGAAGTTGGCCGAGCAGTGGTTTGGTAAGGTCACGCGGAAGATTGTGAAGCGCAACGTGATGACGCTGCCGTATGGGTGCAAGCAGTATGGTATGCGTGGACAGATCGTCGAGGAACTGCGGAAGTCAACCGAGGAGAACGGCCGGCCCTACCTGGAAGGAGATGACCCGTTCATGGCGTCGTTGTATTTGTCTCGGGTTACATATGACGCTATTGGGGACGTGGTTGTGGCAGCGCGACAAGCTATGGATTGGTTACAGGAAACCGCCCGCGTTGTTGCGAGTGACAACCTGCCGGTGCGGTGGTTCACTCCCGTCGGGTTCCCGGTGCTTCAGTCCTACAACAAGATGGTGCTCAAGGTGGTTAAGTCGCGCATTGGTCAAGCGCGTGTAGAGACCAGCATCGAAATGCCTACTGATGAACTGGACAGGCGAAAGCAAGCGCAGGGCATCGCGCCGAACTTCGTCCACTCTATGGACGCCAGTCACATGATGCTCACGTTGAACAAGTGCCTCGATGCGGGGATGACAGAGTTCGCTATGGTGCATGACAGCTATGGTTGTCCTGCGGCTGATGGTGACACGATGTCGGCCCTGCTGCGGGAGGCGTTCATTGAGCAGTACAGCGGCGACGTGCTTGGGGACTTCATGGCCCAACTGGTGGAGCAACTGCCGCCGGAACTTGCTGAGAAGATCAAGCGGCCACCGCCGATGGGTACTCTGGATTTAGAGGGTGTCAGAGAGGCGGCGTATTTCTTTGCCTAGAGCTATCCACTAACGCAATCAATTCGAGGACAGCATGAAGAAGACAATTCTCTCTCCCCGTGGGTGCTCGTAGCACGCTTGGCGGACCCTAGGAAGAACAAACCAAACCCGAGGAGTCACCATGCCCCCTGCTGTCGATGTTGACCAGATGATGTCGGCCCGCCTACCCGATGTCGAGGGCATGGCGTTCGCCATGATAGACCGACTCCAAAACGTCGGCCGAGCCACCCAGGTGCAGGTGATGGGCATCCTGTTCCTGATGCTGTGCCAAGAGTTCGGGCTGGATGAACGGCGGATGCTTGAGGTTGCCGAGCGCATCCTCAACGACGCCGAGAACCGGAACGACCGATCAACCATGTTCGCAGTACGCGAGTACATCCGACAGGAGCTTGTGAAATGAAGGTGACAGCCACTACCAACAACCCTGGGTTTCAGGCCATCACGGTGACGATGGTTCTTGAGAACGTCTATGACGCACAGAGCCTGCTTGCCATTCTTGGCCGACTCTCTTTCGAGAAGTGTGAGTCCCTGTTGCTGGGCTCGCGCCACATCGGGGACACCAGCACGCGTTCGTTAGCTATCCACGGTGGACAACTCCTCGATGATGTTTACAACGCAGTGGTTGACGCCGCGCCGTCCAGTATACCGGGGGTTCGCCAATGAACTACAACATCCTCCGTTACCGCCTCGCCCGCAACGCTCTCGCCGAAGCGCGTCGCAAAGTCGAGTATCTCGCCGCCAAGCCGGTGTGCTTAGTGAGTGCGGTCGAACTGAACATCCTGGCCGCATCGGAAGGGGTGTGCGTGGATGTTCCCAAGATGATCGACCGTCTCCGGTTCTTGGCGAAGCATGATCGAAGCAAGTACACGCCGCACCAAGGGAAGCAGGAGAAGAGCCGCCGATTCTGGCAACAAGGTGTGCAGGATATACGACATGACTAACACAACCTATCACGAGTGGCTCACCTACCGAGCCCGCAACGTCTGGCGTACAGGCGAACCCCTACCGATGGACCTGTTCTTCGAGATGACGAACGCCGGTCTGGACGTGGACAAACTCGAACACGAATTTGAGGAGCATGAAAACGATGGCTGCTAAGAAAGAGAAATTGGCGACACACAAGACGCCGAAGGGCACCGCAATATACCCGTGGCTGACCAAGCCCGACACGAAGTACAACGCTGATGGCGAGTACCGCATCAAGCTGCGTCTCAGCGAGAAGGCTGCCGCTCCGATCATCGAGATGATCGACGAGGCCATCGCGAAGAAGATGCCGGAAGCGCTGGAAGAGGTGCAGGGTAACGCCAAGATGGCGGAAGCCTACCGCAAGGCCGGCAAGCTGGTCGAGACGAAAGCTGCCAAGGGCAAGACCGCCACCATCACGGGCATCGTCGAGTCCACCCCCTACGCGAAGGTCTTCAATGACCAGAACCAAGAGACGGGGGAGGTTGACCTCACCTTCAAGATGAAGGCGCTCGTCAAACCGAAGAACGGCGACCCGTTCACGCAGAAGCCGAAGCTGTTCGACGCCTCCGGCAAGCCCATCGTCGGTCGCGTGGCAATCCACGGCGGCAGCGAAGTGCAGGTTGCCTTCCAGATGGTTCCGTTCTCCACCTCCATCGCTGGTTGTGGTGTATCGCTGCGCCTGCAAGCGGTTGCTGTCTTCAAGCTGGTGTCGAGCGGTGGACGCGCGGAAGACTATGGGTTCGACACGGAAGAGGGCGGCTACGAAGCTGAAGACGCCCCGGCCGATGACGACGCTCCCGAGACGAAGGCCAAGGCGAAGCCAAGTGGCGAAGACGAATCGGCGGATTTCTAATCCCGGCTCGTTTGTAGGGAAGCAGTGTGTCGCTTCCTTCTTCATTCCAGTTCCTCCGGTTCCCGCATCACGCCCGCGCGTCACGCGCTGGGGAACGTACTACGGGAAGACCTACAAGGAATGGATGAAGGGGGCGGCACTGTGGCTGTCGCAGAACGACTCGGGGTTTCCAAACGACGCGCCACTGTTGGGGCCATTGTTCGTCCGCATCACCAACATTGTTCAGAAGGCCAAGACCTCGAAGTTGGTGTGGCCGCGCGGTGACGTAGACAACTACGCCAAGGCTCCGCTCGACGCCATCACCAAGGCTGCGACGGTGTGGCACGACGACGATCAAGTCGTTGACCTACACACGTCCAAGCGGTTCGCCAATCCTGGCGAGCAACCCGGCACGCTCGTGGAAGTTTACAGATGAAAGACCTCGTCCGTAACTACACCCTGACCAAGCTGGACATCGTGAAGAAGTGGGCTTGCAACATCTTCCTACAACTTGAGAAGTACAAACTCGAACCCGGTGCAAGGAAAGCAATCCTTATACCAACCGATCAACTATTCGACTTCGCTGAAGCCGCCAAGGAAAACACGCCTCGGGCTCCTGAGTCCCTTCACCGGGGTTTGGATGACCTGAAGCACAACGCCATGTTGAGCGAACGCGAAGACGGTAACTGTGCTGTAGTCATTCAAGACTTCCGTGGCACGCTCTCCGAGGTGCTGCGCTATGGCGCTCACTAAGCAACTTACAAAACAACTCACACCACAAGACATCAAGTACATCGCCATTCACTGCTCTGCCACACCACCGTCCACCGACGTTGGTGTCGTAGAGATTGACCGCTGGCACCGAACCAAGGGCTTCCTCAAGATCGGCTATCACTACGTCATCCGTCGCAACGGCCGCGTAGAGACCGGCCGGCAACTCACCGAGATGGGTGCACACGTCGCTGGATTCAACCATGAGTCCATCGGCATCTGCCTCGTCGGCGGGGTCCGGCAGGAGAAGGACGCGGACGGTAAGGATGACGTGGATGGTCCGAATTGGGACTTGAAACCCGAGAACAACTTCACCCCACACCAGTGGGCCGCGCTCGCGGTGTTGGTAAAGCAACTACAGGCTTACGCCCCTAACGCCGTGGTCCAAGGGCACCGCGACTTTCCCGGCGTGACTAAGGCTTGTCCGTGTTTTTCGGTCCGCGATTGGCTTGGTGGCGTTTCGGGAAACCTGTGTGGGACATAGTTGCCAGACCAACTACGCCCTCGGTTTGTGTCGTCCGTGTTATGAGAAGCGCCGTGCCCCAGCACGGCGGCAGTACCGGCGGAATTATTACAAAAAGAACCGGGCGAAAATTTTAGGCGACGTTCGGCGGGCCACCCTGAAACGCCTTTACGGTATTTCAATAGAGCAGCGCTCGGTCATGGAGAAAAAACAGCGTGGACGTTGTGCGCTGTGTGGCACTACCCCCACGCACGGTTTAGTCGTAGACCACGACCACACAACGGGCCGCGTCCGTGGGTTGCTGTGTCAGTGGTGTAACCGAAGTTTTGCATCGCGCCGTTCAACACCCGAACTGTTAAATCGCCTGGTGGTGTACTTATCCAGCACGTTTGACGGTAGAAAGGGGGGGGGGGGCTAATGAATTCCCCGCTTAACACCGACGAGGAGACTGTGGGATGCCCATCTATGAGTACAAGTGCACACGCTGTGGTAAGCAACAAGAAGACCTGCGTTCCGTAAAAGACAGAGACGTTACCGTGTCCTGTCCTAACTGCCGTGCGCCGATGGCGCGCATGTTCTCCGCCCCGGCGGTTCACTTCAAAGGAGCCGGCTGGACCGGCAAAGGAAACACACACAATGTTTGAATACGCACTGGCTGTATACCTGCTCATGTTCGTAACGTGGGCGTGGTACTTGGGCGCGATGAATCTAAAGGAACACATCGAGAAGATTACGCCCGTCGTGAAGTGGCCGTTCGCTTACCCGTTCATGGTTATCGGGTACGCGCTTGATGTGTCACTCAACATCTTCACGTCTCTGCTGTTTCTCGATGTGCCTCACGAGGTGATGTTCACCGGGCGCATGGAGCGCTACCTGTTCAATCCGAAGTATTCCGGCACGCGCCGTCAGAAGATGGCCCGCTGGATATGTGCGAACCTGCTCGACCCGTTCACGCAGTTCGGGCAGCACTGCTTCGCTTAGCAACGAGTCCACGTCCCCATCTTGACCCGTATGGCGGAGGCAGAGGATTGAAATAAACGGGTCCTGATTACGAACACGTCGTCTAATCCGCTGGGCACCCCGGCTTGTAGGATGCCACGCCATCAAGCGTGGAGGAGCAGGTAGCACGCCTGCCGTGTTCGCCATTTTGCGCTGACTTCCTGTGTGACCCGTCCGACCGATTAGTGCTGGGTAAACCGGAGTAGCAGGCAGCGCCTTTTTCTTAACCGTAACCACGTCCCGAGGAGGACACCATGTTAAAGCAAGCTGCAATCTTGAAGCATCTGGAAACCAAAGGCTCCATCACTGCGCTTGAAGCGCTGGGTCTGTACGGCGTGTTCCGCCTCGCCTCGTGCGTCGAGCGTTTCCGCAAGGCCGGTCACGACATCTCGACCGTCAAGAAGCTCGACCCGAACGGCCAGGAATACGGCCGGTACTTGTACCACGGGAAGCTCGTCGAGGTGGACATGCGTCCCAAGGCGGGAGACCTGCGGGCGTCCGCATGAGCCGGCGCCCATTCCCGAAGAACCACGCGCTACGTCATGCGCTCGCGCGTGCTGTCGTGACGGCACAGAAGGCCACACCACGCACGATCAAGTGGCCGTTCCTGAAGCGGCTGAAGCGGGCGCTGGGCTGGAAGTAAACGATAACAATAAGCGGGGCAGAGATGCTCCGCTTATTTTTCTTGAGGAGACAACAAACCTAAATGAGACATTCGTGCTTAAAACCTGTAGTAGGTGTGGTGACAAAGAACCAACGGCTAGATTCCATCCGCGAACAGAAGGTGGACTTCGTCAGCCGTGTATAGCATGTGTGAAGGCTTCCCGCGCTAAAGAATGTCCATCGTGCGGTGTGCTTCACTCGGGAAATAATCGAAGGTCGGTATATTGTTCTAACTGCTGGCCGGTACATCGCCAAGCTGTAAATCTCTATGGTTCGGCAAAGTATCGCTCCGAACAGCGGGACACTAAGTTCAACCTTTCCGTTCAGTGGATTGAAGAAAGACTACGCCACCCGTGCCCACGCACCGGGTTGGCGTTTGACATCTTGAGTAAGTCCTACACCGGCATGGGGGACCGCAGCCCGCGCTCTCCATCTTTAGACAAAATAAATCCCGCACTTGGCTACACCACGAACAATGTACAGGTCGTGTGCTGGTGGTACAACGCGGCAAAGCAACAGTTCACCGACGAGGAGGTTATTGAGCTATGCAAACTAGTAGCGAGTCGAGCTTCGTAAGCCACGAACCGTGTGAGAAGTGCGGCTCCTCGGACGCTTGTGGTGTGTACACCGATGGTCATAAATTTTGTTTCAGTTGTTCTCACTACGTACATGCAAGCGGCAAAGCCGAAGCGGGGGAAAAGAGAGTGTCAGACTCGAAGTTTGTACGCGGGGAATGTACTCCGCTCGTGAAGCGGTGCATCACCCTCGAAACGTGCGAGAAGTTTCGCTACGAGGTTGGTGAGTACAACGGGCGTCGCGTGCAGGTGGCGAACTACATGGAGGACGGGAAGATCATCGCGCAGAAGCTACGCTTCCCCGACAAGGACTTCACGTTCCTCGGGGACGCGAAGCACTCCGGCCTCTATGGCGCCCACCTGTGGCGTGACAGTGGGAAGATGTTGGTCATCACGGAGGGCGAGATTGATGCGCTTTCCGTCTCACAGTTACAGGGCAACAAGTGGCCGGTAGTGTCGGTGCCGAACGGCGCGCAGGGTGCGGCCAAGTCAATCAAGAAGTCACTTGAGTATGTCGAGAAGTTCGACGCCGTCATCTTCATGTTCGACAACGACGAGCCCGGCATCTCCGCTGCGAAAGAGTGCGCGGCCATCCTCTCTCCCGGCAAGGCGAAGATAGCAACGCTCCCGTTGAAGGATGCCAATGAGATGCTCCAAGCGGGGCGCGGTAAGGAAGTCATCGACGCGATATGGGGAGCGAAGGTGTTCCGCCCGGACGGCATCGTGTCCGGTGAGGAAACCTGGACGATGGTGCAGGAGCCACTCAACACGGTGGCTCTCACCTATCCATGGGCCGGGCTCAACGATAAGACACACGGCTTGCGCCGTGGAGAGCTTGTCACCCTCACTGCCGGCTCCGGCATCGGCAAGTCGCTCCTCGCGCGTGAGGTGTGTCACCACCTGATCGAGAAGGGCGAGACGGTTGGCATCGTGGCGCTCGAAGAGAACACGCGCCGCACGGTCGAGGGGCTCATGTCTCTCGAACTCAACCGACCAATCCACCTGACACGAGAGGGCATCACTGATGAACAGCTTCGCGAAGCGTGGGAGAAAACTGTGGGCACGGGCCGTGTTTATTTGTACGACCATTGGGGCTCGATTGACTCGACCAATCTTCTTGCTCGTCTTCGCTATCTGGCTCGCGGTTGCGGCTGTGGTTGGCTTGTTCTTGACCATATATCAATCGTTGTATCGGGAATGGGAGATGGGGACGAGAGACGACTGATTGACAACATGATGACCATGCTCCGCTCTCTCGTCGAAGAGACGGGCGTCGGGCTAATCATCATCTCCCACCTCAAGCGTCCTGAAGGTAAGGGACACGAGGAGGGCGCACACACCTCGCTCTCACAACTCCGAGGCTCTCACGCCATCGCGCAGCTAAGTGACATCGTCATTGGGCTGGAACGTAACCAGCAGGGTGACGAGGCGGACGTGACGGTGGTGCGCGTACTGAAGAACCGCTACAGCGGCGAGACCGGCGTGGCGATGTCGCTCCGCTACAACCGAGACACGGGACGGCTGACCGAGGAAGGGATGCCGGACTTCGATACGGAGGAACCATTCTGATGAAAATTAACTGGTGGACAGCTCCATTAGTGTCACTGGTGTGGGTCATTGGTGTCATCCCACTGTGCGTGGGGTTCTTAACCGCCCTTATTGGTTCGGCCTACGAGTGTGGTCAAGAAATCTGGCACGATTTGACATGAACCAAAGCCGCATAGAGTCGTTCATCGAGGCAACGGCGAACACCATGTCGGGGTTCGTGGTGGCCTTCTTCGTGTGGCAGTGGTGGGTTGCACCAATGTTCGGGTTCAACCTCCCGCTGTCCACGAACTTCTGGATTACTTCAATCTTCACCGTCGTCTCCGTAGCTCGCAGCTATGTGTGGCGCCGGTTCTTCAACGCGGGGCTGCATCGTGCAGTCCGCAACTTTATGAGGAGAGCACATGCTGCCTAACGAACCGAAGGCCCGTAAGGCCATCCCCATCGCCACCGGCTTCATCGACTACTTCCCCGACGCTATCGTCGCGGTGGCCGAGTTGTCACGCATCGGGAACGAGCAGCACAACCCAGGCACGCCGTTACGCTGGGACCGCAGTAAGAGTGGTGACGAGTCGGACTGCCTCATGCGTCACTTCCTTCAGCGAGGCACGGTGGACACTGATGGCGTGAGACACGCGACCAAGATGGCTTGGCGCGCGATGGCGTTGTTGCAGAAAGAGTTGGAAAGTGCACTTACGCCGATGACGGCTGTTGAAGTGCTGTCTCGTACCAGCCCCGAGGAGCACTTCTGATGATTACGTTCGAGCGCCACGGCGAGACCGTTCGCCTCAAGGTTAACCTGTACATCCCGCTTGTGGGTCATACGTGGTATGCCTTTGATTGGTATTGCGGCGCAGACAAAAAAGAATATGCCGGCCTACTTGCCGACGCTATGGACACCGCGATGAACAAGAAGCGGTCGGAGGAACTCACGGACGCCTACAACGCCGGCTACAAAGACGGCCGCGCCAAGCGGGCGAAGGCTAACCGGTACTAACGAGAGGAGAACTTCATGGCAAATCTTATCGTTCGTAACACGCGAACGTCTCGCCGCGCCGCGTTGCTTGATCGTGAACGCTATGTCTTGCTGGTGCGTAAGGACTACGAGAAGCGCTTCGGCGGGACGTTCGTTGTCACCGCGTATACCAAGCCCGATGAACCGTTTGTGACGCAAGTTATGATTCGCCAACTCACTCAACCCGAAGCGGTATAGGAGACACTCGTGGCTTTACTCTACGACACAGAATCGAACGGCTTCCTAGAGGAAGCCACGAAGCTCCACTGCCTGAACATCGCGTTCCCCGACGGACACCGCGCGCGCTTCAACAACCAGAAGAAGAGCGCGCCGTCCATCGAGACGGGTTTGAAGCTCCTCGAAGACGCCGACATGACGGTGGCACACAACGCCATCCGCCACGACGTTCCGCTTATCAAGAAGCTATACCCGAAGTGGAAACCGCGCGGCATCATCCGTGACACGCTGGTGTACTCACAGTTGATCTACACGAACCTGAAGGACCAGGACTTCGCGTACCTCAAGAAACACCCAGCGTTCCCGAAGAACCTGATCGGCCGACACTCCCTCGAATCGTGGGGCCACCGCCTCGGCGAATACAAGGGAGACTTCAAGGGGCCGTGGGAAGAGTGGACACCCGAGATGGATGACTACTGTGACCAAGACACCGCCGTGTTGCAGGCGCTGTGGGCCAAGATGTTGAGCAAGAAGTATTCCGAGGAGGCCATCGCGCTTGAGCACGATGTCGTCACCATCCTGTTCCGCCAGTATCTGCGAGGCTTCAAGTTCAATGAAGCCAAGGCGCACAAGCTCGTAGCTACGCTACAGAAGAAGCGCCTCGGGCTTGAGGAAGACCTGAAGCGCACCTTCACGCCGTGGTTCGTGAACGGCGGAGAGTTCACTCCGAAGCGGGATGACAAGAAGAAGGGGTACGCCGCAGGCGTGGTGTTCTGTAAGACCAAGCTGCGGGAGTTCAACCCATCCAGCCGCGACCACATGGCTGACCGGCTCACCACCTTATATGGGTGGCGCCCGGTGGACATGACCCCCGAGGGAAAGCCAAAGGTAGACGAAACGATTCTGTCTGCCCTTAACTATCCACCCGCGCAACTGTTGACCGAGTACCTGACAGTAGAGAAGCGTCTCGGCCAGATCGCGGAGGGCAAGGAGGCGTGGCTCAAGCACGCCAAGAACGGGTTCATTCACTGTCACATCACGTCGAACGGCGCGGTGACGGGGCGCATGTCCCACTCGCGGCCAAACCTGTCGCAGACCCCGGCGTCGTACTCACCGTATGGGCCGGAGTGCCGCGAGTTGTTCGAGGCGCGTCCCGGTTTTGTTCTCGTCGGTATTGACGCAGCGGCGCTCGAACTTCGCGACCTCGGCGGCTACATGGCGCGCTGGGATAACGGTGCGTACATCACGGCGGTTCTTGGTGGTCAGAAGGAAGACGGGACAGACCCACACTCCCTCACCATGAAGGCGCTGTTGATTAAGAGCCGCGATGTGGCGAAGACATGGTTCTATGCGTTCATCTATGGCGCGGGCGACTTCAAGCTGGGCGTCATCCTGCTCGAAGCTATCGACAAGGCGAAGCGGCCGAAGGGAAAGCAGGGCGTGTTGATGCTCGGAAGAGCATCCCGCACCAACATCGCGAAGAACATCCCAGCCCTTGGGAAGTTCATCGACGCTGTGAAGAAGAAGGCGAAGTCCGCCGGACACCTTCGTGGCCTCGACGGTCGTCTGCTCCACATACGCTCCGACCACTCCGCGCCCAACACTCTGTTGCAGGGTGCTGGCGCGGTGCAGATGAAGAAGGCGTTGGTGATACTGGACGACCTACTTCAGCGGGTGTATTCGCTGCGGCCGGGAGTTGAGTATGAGTTCGTGATGAACAGCCACGACGAGTGGCAGATTGAAACGCTTCCCAACCTGGCAGACATTGTCGGGAAGGCGGGCGTTGCAGCTATCACGAAAGCCGGCGAGTACTTCAAGTTCCGTTGTCCGCTGGACGGGGAGTACAAGATAGGAGCCACATGGGCCGAGACGCACTGAGCGCCGAACGCCGCATGTGGTACAACGCCCAAGCCCGCGCACGAAAGTCGGGCACACCTTTCGACATCACGGTGGAAGACATCGTGATACCGGATGTGTGCCCGGTGCTGGGAATCCCACTCGTGCGCTCGGCCCGGCGCGGCGGCAGCGACAACTCACCCTCACTTGACCGCATTGTGTCAGAGCGCGGCTACGTCCGGGGAAACATTCTCGTGGTGAGTATGCTCGCCAACGTGATAAAGACTAGCGCCACCCCTGAACAGATTAGGAAGGTGTATGAGTTTTATTTTCGCCTTCAACTATCCACTTACGATAAGGAATCAAGATGAAGACACCGATTGATCTATTGGACGACCTCGTTGGCTTCGCGGGGAAGTTCTTCCCAGACAAAGATAAGGCCGCCGAGTTTGCACTGAAGGCGGAGGAACTCAAGCAGCAGATTGCGCTCAAGCTACTCAGCACCACCACCACACCTCGCGCCGACGCGTTCGTGAAGATCGTGTACGCGTTGGGAGACGTAAGTAAGGGACTGGCGCGCCCGCTGGGCTCTGCCATCGCTTTCCTGTTTGGCATGACTCACCCCGAGATGGTGCAGGCCGCCGCACAGGCGTTGCCGGCTGACGCTCAATGGCTCGTGCCGGCCGCCACGTTTGGCGCGTTCCCCGGCTGGATGACATCGCGCCACTTCAATAAGAAGGGTGAGAAGGAGGAGACATGACGGCGCCTGATGACGACGGCAAGACGCTGGTGGCGCTGATCGTCGGCGCCGCGCTAATCGTGTCGGTGTTCACCGGCATGAAGCGGATGCGTCCGTGCGCGGAACCGCCCGCTGGTAACGCACAGTCCACCTACGGGACACCGTCGTGGACCGGCCCGCACGAAGGCGTGCGGCAAACCAAACAACGTATCGAGGGATGTAGACAATGAGAGACGCTATCGGACGCGAAATTAAAGTAAGCGACCACGTTGCCTACGCCATGCGTAAGGGGAACCGCGCTGTGCTACATACTGGCACGGTGATTGCCACACGCCGGAACGGCTCGGCCGTGGTGGTGGACGTTATCGCCCAGGGAAAGGCGAGCGTGTGGGAAGACCCGGAGCGTATCGTTGTGCTTGGCGCGTGCTCGGGACCGCGGCCGCAGGAGCAGCCATGAAGATCATCTACCGCTCCATCCTGAGAGAAATTACAGATGCAAAAGAGGCGGCGGATAGGAACTGCCGCACCATTGAGTCCATTGAGTTGTCACGTTCTGAGGGTCGGGAATTGGTGCGTGAACTCAGTCCATATGTCTTTCCGGCGCCTCTTCCCGAAGGCTTCATGGTCGTCGGCATCCCAATCACCATAACGAAAGTCCCGCTGGGCGCTTTTGCGGGTGTGTCGCTGAAAGAGAAGTATTGCGGATGACCACCATCCTCTACGACGCAGACCCGCTGTGTTACCGCTTCGCCTTCCGAAACACCGCAACCTACGATTGGGGTGACGGAGTTGTCTCCAACGTGAACGATGCGGACAACGCTTGCGAAGAGATTCGCCGGCACATCGCTGACGTAGCGGCAGAGCTGAAAGCCGATCTAGTGGTACTCGCGCTGTCTGACGACAAGGCAAACTGGCGGAAAGCACTCTACCCCGAGTACAAGGCGAACCGTGGCGAGAAGCCAGAGATGATACCCGCCCTGCGTGAGTTCATGCAGAAGGAGTGGTACACCTTCATCCGCCCCACACTCGAAGCCGACGACGTGCTCGGCATACTCGCCACCAGTGGTGGGAAGATCGGCGGCCGGAAGATCATCGTGTCCATCGACAAGGACATGAAGACCATCCCCGGACTTCTGTACAACCCGAACCACCCGAAGGATGGGGTGGTTAAGATTGTTCAGTCCGAAGCTGATTACAACCACATGTTCCAAACCCTCACCGGAGACCGAGTAGACAACTACCCAGGCTGTGTTGGTGTCGGCCCAAAGAAGGCCGAGAAGATTCTGGAAGGGGAGAACGGGGACACACTGTGGGAGCGGGTGGTTGACGCCTACATCGAACACGGTCTCACTAAAAAAGACGCCCTACTCAACGCCCGGCTGGCTCGCATCTGCCGCGCATCCGACTATGACTTCAAGAAGAGGAGAGTACGCCTGTGGAATCCACCAAAGTGACAGCGAAGCGGTGTTGTGATTGTAAGTATGATCTTGAGGATGACCACGCCCTCGGTGGTAACTGCCGCAGTTGTACGGAGGGTCCAGACTTTTTGAATAACCCCCTGCGGTGGACACCAAAAGTACAGCCCCGCAACTGCGACACATGCCGCTACATTATGAACGTCTCCCAACCCTGCGGCCCCTGCGGCATCGAAGCAAGCGAGGACAACTGGTATCCCCGCTGGGCGTCCCGCCCGACGCAGTTGGACGACGTTCCGTACCCGGATAAACCCGCAGTGGGATAGTTCGGTAGCACGTTTGGCGGACTATTGGAATCACTAAACGGAAATCCCCGAGAAATCGGGGGTTCCTTTCCCCGCTTTTGGACCCGCAAATCTCCCGCGTGAACTCAATCCCCCCATCTTCTGACGACTTGATCGCCGCACTCAATAAAGCCTACCCGGCTCGTTGCGCCCGCAAGGGAATGACGATGGAGGAGGCCATGTTCGAGGCGGGCCAGCGCGACGTTATCGAGCGCTTGCTATTCCTCAAGGCCGAGCAGGACAAGAACATTCTGGAAACCCCCACACTCTAATGTGTACGTCGAAAGCCCCCGGCTATCAACCGCCCCCGCCTCCCGCCATCCCGCCCACCCCGCCCGAACTAATCATCGGCGCCGACACCAAGACCAGCAACCGTGATGCCGCCAAGCGCGGACGCGCGGCCCTCCGCATTGACCGCTCTGTCGGTGGCGTAGGTGATGCGTCTGGTGTGAACGTCCCCGCGTAAGGAAATAATGGAACCGCAGACCGCTGTAGAAACCGTCAAGCAACGCTATGACCGCTTAGTTACCGCCCGCGCGCCGTTCCTACTGCGTGCGCGTTCGTCTGCGGCGCTAACCATCCCATCACTGATGCCGCCTGACGGCCACGATGGTTCCACCGTATTGCCCACGCCGTTCCAATCCCTCGGAGCCCGTGGCGTCAACAACCTGTCCGCGAAGTTACTCCTCGCACTTCTCCCGCCGAACAACCCTTGCTTTCGTTACAGCATCAACGACGACAAGGTGCCCGAACTTGCAACCCAACCCGAACTCAAAACACAGATAGAAGAAGCGCTCGGTAAGATGGAGCGCCGCGTGAAGCAGGACATCGACACCTCGAACATTCGCACGGTGACGTTTGAAGTCCTCAAGCAGTTGATCGTATCCGGCAACATCTTGGCTTACCTCCCTCCCGAGGGTGGGATGAAGAGCTTCCGCTTGGACCGCTATGTGGTTAAGCGCGACCAGATGGGTAACATGCTTGAGACGGTGGTGAAGGAAGATGTTCACCCGCTCGGCCTGACCCGTGAAGTTCGCACTGTATGTAAAGTCATCGCTTCCGCAACGACTACGGAAAAGAACGTCTCCGTGTACACCCACATCCGCCGCAGTGCGGTAGCCAAGGTGTACCAGATCACGCAAGAGATTAATGGTATTGAAGTGCCCGGCAGTCAGGGCTCCTATCCGCTCGACAAGCTCCCGTGGCTCGCACTTCGTTTCACCTCTATTGATAACGAAGACTACGGCCGTGGATTCATCGAGGAGTATTTTGGCGACCTACGGTCCCTCGAAGGTTTGTCACAGGCCATCGTGGAAGGTTCTGCGGCGGCTGCCAAGGTGTTGTTCTTGGTCAACCCGAACGGCGTGACCACCGAGAAGACCGTCGCTGACTCGCCGAATGGCGCAGTTAAGCCTGGCAAGCGCGACGACGTAACCGTCTTACAGATGGAGAAGTTCAACGACTTCCGCGTTGCCTTGGAAACCATCAAAGGCATCACCGAGCGCTTGTCGTTCGCCTTCATGCTTCAGTCGTCCGTCCAACGGAACGGCGAGCGTGTCACGGCCGAAGAGATTCGGTACTTGGCTGGCGAGCTGGAAGACAGCTTGGGTGGTGTGTACTCCGTGCTCTCGCAGGAGTTTCAACTCCCACTCGTGCGCGTCATCGGCCACCGCTTGGAACGTCAGGGCAAACTGCCAGTGCTTCCGGCTGGTGTTGTCGAACCGACCATCACTACGGGTCTCGAAGCTCTTGGTCGTGGATATGACTTGTCACGTCTCGATGCGTTCGTGAAGCACATGGAGCCCATGAGTCAGCCGGGCGCTGACAAGTACATCCATGTGGATGACTACGCCAAGCGTGTCGGCACAGCACTCAGCATCGACCTCGCCGGGCTCGTTAAGACGGCCGACGAGCGGGCCGAGGATGACAGACGTGCCGCGCAGTTGTCGGCCATGAGCGCCGCCGCCGGCCCCGCCGTGAACGCCATCGGCGGCATCGCGAAGCAGGCGATGGCAAACGGCGCCGCACCACAAGCGGCTCCGTAGTAGTGCATGGCGAAACGTAAATCAACCAAACCAGAGGAGGACATCTTGTCCGAGAAACCAGTATCAAAAGCCAGTGAAGTAACGGCGGAACAGTTCGCTGAGTTCCAGAAGACCGTCATGGGTGCCATAAAAGCGGCGCCGTTGATGCTGCCAGCACCCGCCGCCGTCGAGCCGTCGAAGACGCCGGTACTCAAGGAAACCATCGCGCCTGTTGTTGTTAAGGCTCATGGCGCCCTGCGTGAGCCGGTAACAACTCGCCTGCCGTCCGGCGCGTTTTGCACTGACTATTAACTGTAAGACTGAGGAGGATTTTCATGGCTGACCCTGTAACACCCGTACCCGGTACGCCCGAGCACGACGCCGCGATGGTTGCGAAAGCAGACCAATCCGGTGTTGCTATTGCTCCGGCGCTGGACACCCCCGCTGGAACCCCCGCCGCCCCGGTTGTCGCTGCACCCACAAAGATCGAGCGGCCGGCGTACATTCCTGAGAAGTTTTGGGATGCCGACAAGGGCGGGGTTCGCACGGAAGCGATGGCGGCGTCCTACGCCGAGCTAGAACGCGCGCGTAGCAAGCCGGCCCCCGCCCCGACGAAGACCGAGCCAAGCGCTGCGGAGAAAGCTGTTGCCGCCGCTACTGCCTTAAAGGCTGCCGCGAAGACGCCGGAAGAGCACGCCGCGGCTGACGCCGCTGTGACAACCGCCGCCACCGCGAAGACAACGGAAGACACCGCTGCCGCTGCTGCGCTCGCCTCGAAAGGGTTGGACATCAACCTGTTCAATGACGAGTACCAAGCGAACGGAGAGTTGTCCGCCGAGTCGTACAAGAAGCTGGAAGCTGCTGGTATCCCGAAGGCCACCGTTGACCTGTACATCTCCGGCCAGGTAGCACTCGCCGAGAAGACCGTCAGTGATGCACACGCCCTCGTGGGTGGGAAAGAAGCGTACACCGCCATGGTCACATGGGCTGGTGCGAACATGACCCCCGCTGACCGCGCTGCGTTCGACAAGGCTGTGATGGGCTCTGCCGCTGAGTCGGCTCTCGCCATTCAGGGACTGAAGGCTCGCTATGTGGCGGCCAATGGTTCCCTCCCGACGCTGGTTAATGTGGAGTCCCCCAACACCCAAAGCGGTGACATCTACCGTTCTTGGGCTGAAGCCACCACCGCGCAGAAAGACCCGCGCTATGGTCGTGACCCCGCGTACACGCAGGATGTCATCGACAAGATTGGACGCTCCCCACTCGGGACTGCCCACACTGTAAATTGATTTGACGGCCACGCGCTGTCATGCCCGCGTGAGCGTATCACGCGTGGACCCCGGATGTAGAACACCGGGTGTCCACTAAATCCCTTTGTCCACCATTCGTGGACAGAGCGATTTAGTGGACACGAGTCTCCTCCTCCTCGTTGTTCAATTTGGTTGAGCCGCGCCGTGTAGAGCATTAGGTGCTCCGGCGGCTCCCACTTATTCCCACAACGGAGGAGCCGCGTTCCTTCACGCTGCTGTACTGTTCTCCCATCATAGACTTAAAGAACTTGGGCTGGCCGCTTGCGAGCGAAAACCTGACTAAGCCATAGAGTTCGATAGGCGAACGACCATACCGCTCCCACCGGAGCACATCGTTCAACTTTCTATAAGGTTTCAACAACACATGGCAAACGCAACTGTCCTGAACATTGGTCAGGTCAACGGCGCTGGTGCTACCGACGCATTGTTCCTCAAAGTATTCTCTGGCGAAGTCCTCGTCGCCTTTGAAGAGGTAAACGTCTCGCGCGACAAGCATCTCGTCAAAACCATCTCAAGCGGTAAGTCCGCTTCCTTCCCGGCCACCTGGAAGGTCGCCGCGTCGTATCATACGGCCGGCAACGAAATCGTTGGTCAGACTTCCAACGTCAATGAGCGTGTCATCACCATCGACGATCTGTTGATCGCCCCGGTGTTCATCGCCGCCATTGATGAAGCGAAGAATCACTACGATTCACGCTCCATCTACTCCACCGAAGCTGGCCGCGCGCTGGGCTATCAGTGGGACAAGAACGTGCTGCAAGTTGGCGTCTTGGCTGCCCGCGCTGCCGCGACCGTAACCGGCGCTGACGGTGGCTCCTCGCTCACCGACGCGAACTACAAGACTGTCGGCTCCTCGCTGGCGGCCGGTATCTTCGACGCCGCGCAGAAGCTCGACGAGAAGAGCATCTCCGAGAACGACCGCTACGCCTACGTCAAACCGGCGCAGTATTACCTCATGGTCAAGACGACCGATCTGCTTAACCGTGATTGGGGCGGCAGCGGCGTGTACGCCGACGGCAAGATTCTCAAGGTTGCCGGCGTCAGCATCGTGAAGGCCAATCATCTCCCGACGACCAACGTGAACAGCGGCCCCGCCGCCTATCAGGTTGACTGCACCAACACCGCCGCCCTTGTGATGAACAAGCAGGCCGTCGGTACGGTGAAGCTGATCGACCTCGCGATGGAAATGGGATACGACATCCGCCGCCAGGGTCATCTGGTGGTTGCAAAATATGCCGTTGGCCATGGCGTGCTTCGCCCGGAATGTGCGGTTGAATTGAAAACGGCGTAATGGCTGAACCACAAACCTGTCGGGTTTGTGGCGCGTCTAAACCACTCGAAGACTTTGAGTGGCGAAAAGATAACCAGAAGTATCGAACCGAGTGTCGTACCTGTCGCCACCTCTCTATGGTTGCTTCACGGTACGGCATCACGGTCGAGTTCTACCGCGAGCTTCTGGAACGCCAAGACCACCGCTGCGCTATTTGTACTGTTCACATAGACGATGTGGGCCATGCCAAATTCCGGCGATTAGTCGTAGACCACGACCATCGAACGGGCGAAGTGCGGGGGGCTGCTGTGTCCTACATGTAATCAGGGGCTCGGGCAGTTCCACGACAGTGTCACGAAGTTACGCAACGCAATTCAGTACCTCACGCAATAACAGTACAGCCGGAGGGAGACAACCTCTCCCTCCGGTTTTTTCTTTCCCACGGAGCCCCATGTCTACCCAAACTGCCACAACCGAACTCGAAGCAATCAACATCATGCTCGGGACGATTGGCGAGTCCCCCATCAACTCACTCGAAGTGAGTGGGCTGGCTGACGCGGCGACTGCCATGAACATTCTTAATGAGGTCTCCCGCGCCGCCCAGACGAAGCGCCTCTCCTTCAACACGGAGACGGAGTACCCCATCGCCCCTGACACCAATGGCAACATCCTACTGCCACCCAACACCCTGCACGCCGACACATCGGTGAGCAACGCGGACGTTGACGTGGTGCAGCGCGGCAACAAGTTGTACGACAAGTACAACCATACGTTCATCTTCACGAAGACCCTGAAGCTGGACATCACGTTCTTCCTACCATTCGAGCAGATGCCTGAAGCGGCCCGCCACTACGTCAACATCCGCGCAGCGCGCATCTTCCAAGCCCGCATCTTGGGTTCCGAGACGGTCCACAAGTTCACCGTACAAGACGAGAACAGCGCGTGGGCTGAACTGGCTCAGACCGAAGCCGACGCTGCTGACTACAACATCCTCAGCGGCAGTTACGGGGTTGCCCGCGTGCTCGACCGCCGCCCCGATAGCGGCAGCATCCTGCTCGGACAAACCATCACCACCTTCTAGTAGGAGTTCTAATGCCGCTGGTTAACTCGCCCATAGCGAACCTGTTCAATGGCGTCTCACAGCAGCCGCCCGCCCTTCGTCTGCCGTCGCAGGCAGAGGTGCAGGAGAACGCTCAGTCCTCGCTCGCCGAGGGCTTGAAGAAGCGGCCCCCGACGCAGCACATCAAGAAGCTGCGCTCTGGTCTCGGCACCGACGCCTTCGTCCACTACATCAACCGTGACTCCGCCGAGCGCTATGTGGTCATCGTGGAAGATCAAGCACTCTCAGTGTATGACCTCGCCACTGGCACCCTACAAACGCTGAATACCCCGGACGGCCTTACCTACCTGGACTGCACGACCCCGCGAGAAGACTTCGCGATGATTACGGTAGCGGACTATTCGTTCATCGTGAACAAGACCAAGGTGACTGCGCTCACCACAGGGCTTGGCGGCGGAACCCTCACAGGTACAAAGCAAAAGTTTGCCGATGTCCCCGGAGCCCCGGCTGTCAATGACATCTACGAGATTACGGGAGACCCGTCCAACAACTTCGACAACTACTTTGTCAAGTGGGACGGCGCGGTGTGGCGGGAAGTGGTTAAGCCCGGCCTGTACAACACCATTGACCCCGCCACCATGCCGTTCAAGCTGGTCCGCAACGCGGGCGGGGACTTTACGTTCTCAAAGATTACTTGGGATGACCGCACCGCAGGCGACACGGTGTCTTCTCCGGTGCCATCCTTCATTGGCCGCACCATCTCAGACATCTACTTTCACCGCAACCGCCTTGGAGTCACGGCGGACGAAAATGCCGTACTCTCTCGCGCCGCGTCATTCTTCAATTACTGGTCCGAGACGGTAACTACCGAACTCGACACGGACCCCATCGACGTAAACGCGTCACACGTCAAAGTGTCCACGCTGAACTATGCCGTGCCGTTCGCAAAGTCGCTGCTGCTGTTCTCCGATCAGACGCAGTTCACCCTCACCGGGGCGGACACGCTGACGACCAAGACGGTGCAGATCAACCCTACCACCGAGTTCGAGGCGTCCAACAAGTGCCGCCCGGCAACCGCCGGACAGAACGCCTACTTCGTCATGGAGCGTGGTAACTGGTGTGGGCTCCGCGAATACTTCGTGGATACCTCGGCCCTGACAAACGACGCGGCGGACATCACCGCCCACGTTCCGCGATACATCCCAACCGGCACCTTCCAGCTTATCGCCAGTTCCAACGAGGACACGCTGTTCGCGTTGACTCTCGGCGAGCGTAACGCCATCTACTTATATAAGTATCTCTGGCGAGCAGACGAGAAGGTCCAGGCCAGTTGGTCGAAGTGGCTTCTCGCCACCACCGATACTATATTAGGTATGACTTCCATCGGCACCATGTTGTACCTCGTGGTACAACGCGCCGACGGTATCCACCTTGAGAAGCTCAACCTTCAGTCTGGCCTAGTGGACGCCGATGTTGGCTTTCAGATTCACCTCGACCGACGCGCGTCTCTAACCGGCGTGTACAACTCCGGCACCAACCTCACGACCTGGACGCTGCCCTATGCGGACAGCGGGAGTTTCGAGGTTGTTCTCAGTGGCAGCTTCCCGACACAGAAGGGAAACAACCTCACCATCGGGCGGCCCACGTCTTCAACGATAACCGCTGTGGGTGACTATAGCGCCGGCCCGGCGTATGTCGGGCGGAACTACACCAAGCGCTACCGCTTCTCCGAGCAGTTCCTTCGGGACGCGAAGTCCAACGCCATCCTAGACGGTCGGCTTCAACTGCGCCGGTTCACCATGCTGTATGTGAACAGTGGCTACTTCCGTGTGGAGATTACTCCACGAGCGCGGGACATGAACACTTATCAGTTCACGGGGAAGATCATCGGTGACGCTTCGTTCGTTATCGGAACCCCAGCCATCACGACAGGGAAGTTCACGGTGCCGGTGATGGTGCAGTCCTCGGGTGTCACGATTGACATTGTGAACGACTCTTACCTCCCGTCCACCTTCCAAGGTGCGGAGTGGTTGGGGGAGTTCGTGCCGAAGTCACAGCGGGTATGAAGCCGCTGGTTCGGCACTCCATCCCAAGCGATGCGGAGCCGTTGTCCAACAAGCTGCGCGAAGCCGATGTTAGAGAGCTACAAGCCCTCGGCGTCGAGCCCCACGCAGCTCTCAAAGCCGGCCTCGAACATCCCGACGCGTGCTTCACCGTGCTCAACGGGGACGCCGTTGTCGCTATGTTCGGTGTCGCACCATATCCATCCGACCCACTTGTCGGAGTTCCGTGGCTGCTGGCCTCGGATGATTTCTTACGGCTGTTCACCAAGCCGTTCATTCGCCGCTGTAAGGCGTATGTGAACTACATGAACGCGTTGTACCCCACACTGATTAACTGGACCGACTCGCGCAACACGGCGGCCATCCGGTGGCTGTACTGGTGTGGGTTCAAGTTCCTCAATGTTGTACCTCCCCCGAACAATCCTGACGGCTTGTTCATACCCTTCGTGAGATATAAATCCAATGTGTGAACCCACTACCATCGCGGCGGGCTTGATGATTTTGTCGGGCGCTATGGCCTACAAGCAGGGTAAGCAAGACTCACAGTTCATGCGAAACCAGTTGCAGCAGGAGGGCGAGACAAACGCCCAAGCGACACAAGATCAGGTTGACCAGATTCAGGCACAAGCCGCTGGGGACATGTCCGAGCGTTCCAAGGCCGCTCTTCAAGAGCGCGCACGGCTGCGAGTTGCGTCGGGTGAGTTTGGTGTTGGAGGTGTCAGCGCCGACATCGCACAGACCCGCTCGAAGTTCAGTGAGGGGGTTGACCTCTCCACTATTGACAGCAACCGCCGCGCTGCACAGAAGCAAGCTGGGCTGGAAGGGAAGGGCGCCCAAGCGCGAACACAGACCGGCATCTATCAGAACCGTGGGCCGGATGCGCTGGCCTCGTCACTCACGATTGCCGGCAACGTCGCTGGCCTCTATTCGACTCAGCCTAAGAAACCCACCACAACCACCGGGAAGACATAATGCCGCAGTCATCGAGAGAACCCATCGGTCGCCGCCAGGTGCTCGATGCTGTGCCGGCCGCCTCCCGCACAGCCGTGGTATCTAACCCGGTACACACGGCGGTGGGTGCCGCGCCTGGTTCGCAGACCGGAGCCCTTGCTGCCGCCCTTACGGGAATCCAGCCGGGACTCACCAAGTATTTGATGTCGGCCCAAGATGATAAGAACCAGCAAGACGCTGCGGCCGGTAGCGCCGAACGTGTCACCGTTGGAAACGTGGACAGCCCCGAAGCCCTCTCTAAGCTCACGCCCAACCAGTCCGCGTCCTTCCAGCTTGGCTACTTGAAGATGCACGCCTCGCTGTCCGCCTCGAAGAAAGCGCGTGAGATGGAGAGCGATTTTGCCACCGGGTTCAACCCCGACACGGACAACATCGACGACTTCCTCTCGAAGCACATGCACCCCTCGGACTACCAAGGGATGGACAAGTCGTACCTTGAGACGTATCTCCCGGCTGTGCAGAACGTGGCCGAGCAGATTCGCGCCAAGTACCAAGCCACCGTCACTGACAACGTATTGCAGAAGCGTAACGGCATGTTGTTCGAGGGCTTCACGAACATTGCCGAAGTGAACGCGAAGGGAATGGCCGAGCCGTCTCCCGAAGACATCCAGAGCATGTATGACCTCGGCACACAGATGGGCGTCTCCAAGAAGGACATCGAGCTACAGATGTTCAGCGCTTTCAAGACCGCCTCCACCCGAGGCAACGGCAACTCACGCCTGCTGGATTACTTCTTCAAACCCCGCGCGGACGGTTCGCCCGGCTTGGCCTACACGGCTAAGTATGGTGAGCATGTGGTGGACGCAAAGAACGCCGCCGAGACACACTCATACACCGAGTACACGCGTGGGAAGGCTCTCGAAGCCAACCAGCGGAAAGAGGTGAGTGGCAACATCTTCAAGCAACTTGCTGACCTACACTTCTCAGGGAAGAATATCACCGCGTTGGTGCATCAGTGGAAAGACTACCTCGAACCGGATGACTTCAAGTTCCTTCGCACCGCTGCTGCCGAAGGGTTTCAACCAGAAGACCTGGACGAAGTTTCCCATACTGACTACCTGATTCGTACCGGGGACATTGACCTGGCTGGTCTAAAGATTCTCGCCAACGAAGGTAAGATCGGGAAGTCGTTCCCGCGCTTGGCATCCCTCGCTGATGAAATGCAGACACGCGGCACGGCCATCCAGAAGAGCCATGAGACACAAAGCGCTCGCAACTGGTTGTCGGGTTCCTTCCCGGTGGGTGGCGCGCTCGACTTCGACAAGGCCGCCGCCGCAAACCGTGATGCGGCTCTCAGAGAGTTTGACATCGCCATGTCCACCGCACAGTCGGACAGCGAAGCCGAAGCACACGCCGAGCGCATCTTGCGCCGGTTTGGCATCACGCCCGGCAAGCCTGCGGCTGTCCGCCGGCCCCTCGCTGAGACTTACCTTCCAAACGGTTCCGTTGACGAGTGGGAGAGAGAAACGGTGTGGCGGTTTAAAGCCACGCTCATTGACCCCAACACGTTCAACGAAGAGATGGCCGGCCTCAAGCGTATTCGTGACGGCCAACTCGCCGCAGCAAAACCCAAACCAAAATAGTGAGCAACTAGAACATGGCTGACAACGTCCCGCCGCTTCCCAACGCTGACATCGCGACTGAGTATTCACTCAACCGTGAAAGTCAGATGACCCCGGAGGCTGAAGCACAGCGCCGCCTCGCGGAGTATGAAGCACAGAGCGGGGCGGTTGCCCCCGAGCCCGGTCAAGACCCGAAGCTCCGCCAGGCATACGAGAACAGCGCGCTCTCTACATCTGCGGATGCCGCGACACCGGAGAACCCCCAGCGCGGCTTCATGGCCGACATGGGGATGTCGGCGGTGGGCGGCGTGCGCGATGCGTTCACCGAAACCAGTAAAGCCATTGACTCACTCGGTGGCTGGATGAACGAGAATGTTCTGAACCTCGGGTACATCAACTACGACGAGAGTGGTCTCAGTTACTCCCTCGACCGGAAGCACGAGACCGGCACGTTGCCGGAAGTAGATGCGTCTGACCGCGTTCTCCCCTCGCTCACGCGGGGCGTCACACAGTTCGTCACCGACTTCATCCCGTTTAACCGTTTCGCGAAGTTCTTGCGGATGGGAAAGGTTGTCGGCCCCGCCGTCGCTGGTGGTGCCACACTGGCAACCGCGTTCGACCCGTTCGAGAAGCGCCTGTCGAACCTTGTGAACGACTACGCGCAAGAGCATCCGGCGTTCGCTAACTCCGTCACGGAGTATCTCGCCGCCGACCCGAAGGACTCTGAGGGCGAGGCGCGATTCAAGAACGCGCTGGAAGGTATGGGACTTGGTCTCGCAGCCGAAGGGCTCGTGCGTTCCCTCAAGGTGTTCAAGTTCGCCAAGGCGAAGGTTGCGGAGGAAGCAACTGCCGCACCGGCTGCTGACGCCACCGCTTCTGCCGCACAGGTGGAAGTCAAAGCGGCTGACGCTGCGGGTGCTCCGAAAGCAACCACGGCTCCCGTCGTGCGCGCCAAGCCATATGTGCAAGTGCCGAAAGAACAGATGGACACCTTTGTGTCAGAACTTACCGGCACGGCTGAGAAGCCAGTTAGCGCCCAGCACGCGCTCTCATCGCTGGCACGCGCGGGCGAAGGGATTGACTTTAACTTCGAGCGCGTAGCCGCCGAGGGTAACGTCAAAGCCCTGCTCAACGATGCCAGCTCTACGTTCCAGAGCTTGATGAACAAAGTAAAGGGTGGCGTGGACGGCGTTCGTACCCACGACACCGTCGAGGAGATTGCCAAACTTACCGGCACCGACGCCGCACATATCAACAACCTGTACGCCAACACGAAGAACCTGGACTCCAAGTTCTTCGCCGCGCGCCAAGTGCTGGTCTCGTCCGCAAAGCGGTTGAGCCAGTTGGCCGAGAAGGCTGCCGGCGCGGAGGGGACCGACCTCGACCTGATAGCACTCCGCTCACACGCCAACCTACACGTTGCCATTCAAGCCGAAGTGAAGGGCGTCCAGACGGAAATCGCCCGCGCTGTAAGCGCCATGCGTATCACCGCGAAGGGAACTATCGACGCCGACGCGCTGGACACACTGCTCCGCACGACGGGTGGGCGAGGCGTCAACAAGGCGTTCGCCAAGGCCATCACCAAGATGACCGACCCGGTGCAGATCAGCAACTTCGTCAGGCAGGGCGCCTACGGGAAAACCCGTGACGCCGTCATTGAGTATTACATCAACTCGATTCTGTCCGGCGCACCAACACAGGTAGTAAACATTCTGTCGAACACGGTGATGATACCGATGGCGGTGTCTGATCGTTTATTGACGGCCGGTATCGGAGCCGCTCGACAAGCCGTGGGCCTCGGAAGTAAAGACCGCGCCGCGTTCATCGAAGCGAACGGCCAGGTGTTCGGCATCGTTCAGGGTTTGAAGGATGCCCTCGGCGTCTCTACCCGAGGCATGGAGTCGTTCAAGAAAGCCGTGTCGTTGTCGGGTAAAGGTAAGTTCAAGGAAGCCGCCGAAGTGCTGCGTCAAGATGCCGACGAGTTCGGCTCTGTGTACCGCACGGCTGTTACCGAAGAGCCCGTCCTAGACCCGATGACAAAGCTGGAACACCGGCACAAAGCCATCAGCGCGCAAGCGTTCGAGGCTACAGGCATCACCGGCAAGATGATCGACTACCTCGGGTTCGTTACGGGCCTCCCCAGCCGCGCTCTCGTCACCGCCGACGAACTCTTCAAGACGGTTCACCACCGCATGGAGTTGTACTCGCAGGCGTACCGCACAGCCGCCGACAAGGGGCTGACCGGGGAAGCGTTCAAGACGGAAGTCGCGAACATCGTCAAGGCTCCAAGCCGCGACATGAACGCCTCGGCCATTCGCGCCGCCCGTGAGGGAACCTTCACGCAAGAGCTTGGGCAGTTTGGTGGTACGGTTCAAAAGGCTGCCGCCATCGCTCCTACGATGCGTCTCGTCGTCCCGTTCATCCGTACTCCGGCCAACATCCTAAAGTATGTAGGCGTTCGTACCCCGCTGCTCAACCTCGCGGCTGAGTCGCAGCGTGCTGCATTGAAAGCGGGTGGGCGCCAAGCCGACCTCGTGATGGCAAAGATGTCCACCGGGCTCGGGCTGTATGCCTTGGCCTTCTCCCTCGCGGAGCGTGGTGTTATCACGGGCGGCCCACCGTCCGACCCGGACGTGGCGCGCTTCCAGCACCGCGACGGGAAGGTGAAGGACTACGCCTTCCACATCGGTGATGAGTACATCGGGTTCGACCGTTCGGACCCGCTTGGAATGTTCTTTGGCCTAGCGGCGGATATACACACCATCGCCAACACCTATTATGGTGAGGATGGTGTGGACATGAGCGAGCTTCCCTCCGTCGCCATGATGGCTATCTCCAACAACCTCACGAACCGCACCTGGCTCTCTGGTGTGTCCTCGCTCATTCAAGCGCTGGATACCCGCCAAGGCGAGACCGACCCGAAGGCGTTGCGCTATGTGCGTGACATGTCCGCCGCGTTTGTTCCCAACTTCCTCAAAGGCGTTCGCACCTCCGGTGAAGACGCAGAAGTAAAAGAGGTGTGGGGCTTCGTGGATGCGTGGAAGAACAAGCTACCCGGCTACAGTAAAGACGTACCGGCGCAGCGCTCTCTCTTCGGAGAGAAGGTGCTCGTGCCAAACCGGCTCGGCCCCGACTTCCTGTCACCCATCGCGAACCCCACAGGCTCCGACGACCCCGTCGTCAAGGAGATTATGCGGCTCGGCATCGGGTTCAAGAAGCCGGACAAGAAGATCGGCAACGTGATGCTGACACCGCAGTTGTACACCCGCCGCGATGAACTCGCCGGGAAGGAAGTAAAAGACGGCGCAGGGCGTAACCTGCACGACCGCCTAGCGTATGAGATGAGCACCGAGCGTTACAAGAACGCCACCGATGGTGACTCGGAGTACGAAGGAAGTCGCGGCTACATCACCAAGCGCGTCGTTGCTGCTTATCGCCAGATGGCGGAGCAGCAGTTGATGAAGGAGCACCCCGAGTTGCAGAAGGCTGTCCGTGACGACAAGGTCAAGGCCGCCTCCGTACTCTCCGGCAAGCTCTTACTTCAGCCGTAACACCCACCGTCCCCGGCCACACCGGGGACACCCTATTCAAACCTTGAGGACTTCATGTCTTACTCAATCGTTCAATATGTCGGCGACGGGACCACCCCAACGTGGACCGTCCCGTTTCCATACATCTCCAAGACCGACGTACAGGTTAAGGTTGATGGAGTAGCCGCGTCGTTCTCTTGGCCCACCGACAGTACGGTGACAATCACTCCGACCCCGCCCAACCTGTCCGTCATTGACATCCGGCGCATCACGGAGAACTCCATCAGTCCCGGCACACGCATCGTGGACTTCAGCAACGGCGCCAACGTGACCGAAGCGGTGCTCGACACGAGCGCGCTTCAGATGTTCTACATGGCGCAGGAGAACCTGGACAACCTTCAGGAAGCCATACTCCTTGCCACCGACGGCAAGATGGACGCCAAGACCCACAAGATCAAGAACGTCGTGGCCGGCGTAGAGGCCGACGAAGCGGTGAACAAAGGGCAGCTTGATGCTGCCGCGTTGTCACCCGTAACGCCCGCCGCGTCCAGCATTAGCAACACACCGGCCGGCAACATCGCCGCAACTACCGTGCAGGCGGCTATCAATGAGTTGGACAGTGAGAAGGCCGACGCGGCGGCTACCACGGCCGCTCTAGCTGCGAAGGCGGCTCTAGCCGGCAACAACAAACACACCGGCTCAAATACGTTTCAAGGCCGGCTAAACGCCGCTTCTGCTGCCGGAACGGATACCATCACTGCTGGGTTCACGCCGGCAATCACCGCCTTGGTTGACAACATGCGCGTCGTTGTCCGCGCCGCAAACGCCAACACTGGGCCCGCTACGTTTAATCCAGACGGTACGGGTGCGACACTAATTGAGAAAGTGGTTGGCGGGATACGAGCGTCCTTGGCTGCCGGAGACATCACCGGAGCGAGCCACGATCTGGATATGGTTTATAACGCCAGCGCATCCCGTTGGATATTACTGAATCCGAAACCCGTTGTTGACCTACTTACACAGTACACCGAGTGGACCCTGGCGAGCCCGATGGTTGAAGCAACCGCCTACTCAGTCAATCACGGATTGGGCGGCACCCCTAAATTACTTCAGCTAGTTCTGAAGTGCCTCACGACCGAGCTTGGGTATGCCGTCGGCGATGAAGTCCAACTCTCCGGCAACACGAACAACACGAACAACTTTGGCGTACTGTCCTGCTGGGCCAGTGCCGCACAGGTTGGCGCCACCACACACGCTTCCGGGTATATTCACTCCATCACTAATAAAACGAACGGGTCGCCGGGCGCCGCTACGGTTGGAAATTGGGCGTTGATTATCCGGGCGTGGAAGTAATGAACAACATGTGGTCCTCCGCATCCCTTAACGTCATGGTGAAGCTGTGACGCCTACAAACTACTTGAGACAAATTCATGGCAACAGTTAATCCACAAACTGGCGGTACGCTGGTCGAAGTCGTCGGCGGGGGTCTTGATTCCAGCCCCGACACCCTCGCGCAACCCATCCCCCTCAACGCGCTGCAAACGTGGCAGCGATATGAGTTCCCCGCCGGGTCAAACATCACCTACATCGTGGCGCAGAACACGCACCCCACGGAAACGATGATGGTGTATCTCGATGCGGAAAGCACGGGGGCGCGGGATACGATCTGCGGAACGAATGGCGCACCGCCCGTCAACAACGTACCCGTTCCCGGTCTGTTCTATGTTCCGCCGCTCAGCGCGATTGTCCAACCGCTTCAAGAGGCATTGTCCAAAGGCACATACCTCGGCGGCGTGATTGATTGCCGACTGAAGAACTCCGCAGCGGCGGCCTGCGACAACCTGATTACGGCGGGGTGAGCCATGCAAAAAACTAAACTTCTCAGCGCGCTACTCGACGATACTCTTGTCGCTGTCGCACAGACGCAGGCCAACTTTCCCGATCTGGTCTTGAAGATTCAGGAGCCGGACGTCACCGCCGGTGACGGGGTTTCTGGCGGCGTGACGGGGACCGGGCAAATTGTGTGCCCGATTTCCGGGGCGGTATTTAAGCCGACGGGCGCGAGTAACGGGTGGTTTAAGCCCGGCCCGGCCGGAACCTTTGGGAAACGGACTGCGGGAGTCGCCGTCAAAACCACGGGCACGATGCCAACGCTGGCGCTCAAGCATCCGCTGATGATCGTGGTGCGCCATGCCGCAGTAGCCACTGACACAAGTATTACATTGGGAGACGCTCTTGGTTCTTCCATCTCCGTGGGTAACGGCGTACAGGGGGGCTGGATTGCTCCCTCTCCTACAAACTATACGATTCAGGGGGCGCTGACATTAGGGGCGGCGGGCATCGCCGCTTATTGCGCGGGGCTAGATCGGACGAGAAGCACGGATATTCTGGCCTCGCGCTTTTACGGGATCAACCCGGACGGGACGCCCAAGACCATCGCCGCGACAACCGACGTGCCAGTAGGAGGCACGGAAACCATCGCCGCGACCTATCCGATTCTCGGCGACACATCCGAGTGGCAAGGAGTCGCGGACGCGACCAACAACAACATCTACGGAGTCTACCTGCTGGCGTTCAATCATCCTCAATGGCTGGCCCCCGGATTTCTGCTGCCGCTGCTGGCGTGGATGGCGCGCAACCCGACCAAGGGACTTCCCGGCATTGCTGAACTGATGCGGGATTTGTAATGCTGTCTCATTCATCGAGTCTCAAGCATCGCGTCCTGATTGTCTGGAATACGAACGCCGCGTTCAGCGCGTTAAGCGAACAGGTGGCGGATTATTATATTGCCGCGCACGGGCTGGTGGCACATAAGCTGGGCCTCGACCTTGGCGCGACGATGCTGATGTCCACCACGGCGTCGGATGCGCTTCTGGCGGGGCACTTGACGACCATCGCGGATTATTGCGCGGCCCATGACATTAAAATAGCGTTGTGTTCGGCGGGCGTGCCCGAGGGGGCGTATAGTTTGGTGAACTCCGTCAGCCTGCGGTCAAAGTTGAGCTTTTCGTCGCTGGTGGCGGCGGCGCGGATGCTCAAGGAAATGAATGTGTACCCGACGCGCTCCGAGGGAGCGGAAAGTATCCCGCTGCAAAGCCCGACGACCGATGGAGCCACGCTGACCCATACGCGCATTGCACCGATAATGCAGAACGAAACCCCCATTGGGGAACCGCCCCCCGGCACTCCATACGGCACGGCCCGCAATTTCACCGTGCGTATTCCATCGTGGGCTGACTATCGGACGGCAGCGGTCATTCCCGGTGACCTAACGTCGCTCATGATGTGCGGC